TAGGTTCAATGGCGATGTATTATTGTCATTACCATCTACAAAAATCACTACAAGCTGACTTGAATATCGTGCTCTAAACTTACAAGAATCGCACACTGTTTTCTTTTTGTAACCACCTACTTCCCATTTAGGAGTCGGTGGTTTTTTTATTTTTGGGTTTTTGAGACAACTGCCGCACATTGACCTATATTGCGGCTTGCCATTTCTTCTGTAATAAGATATGGCACGTGGATTTTTACCGCATTGTTTACATATAGGTCTCATATTACTATTTACCTACGTAGGTATTCATAAGACCCAGTTTTTTTGAAATATTCCTAAATAGATATATGGATAAAGAGCATAAGCTCAAAGAATAAACAAAAAGGAAGTTACAAAATGGCACTTTTATCACCAGGCGTTGAAGTCGATATCATTGACCAAAGTCAATATTTACCAACAGCACCAAACTCAGTCCCACTGATTTTGTTGGCTACTGCGCAGAACAAATCTACCCCCGATGGTTTATCAATTGCACCAGGAACAACTGCTGCGAATGCTAACCAACTTTATGCATTAACAAGTCAACGTGATTTGGTTAACTTATTTGGAACACCGTTCTTTTATAAAACAACAAATGGAACTCCAATCCAAGGTTATGAATTGAACGAATATGGCTTACAAACTGCCTATAACATCCTTTCTATCACTAACCTTGTTTATGTAGTTCGTGCTAATATTGATTTGGCAGCATTGATTGGTCAAACAGGGAGACCATCATCTGCTCCTGTTAACGGAACACAATGGTTAGATACTACTAATAGTACATGGGGAATTAACGAATTTAATATCTCTACTGGTGAGTTTACACAACAGGTTCCTACGGTATTCTATGATCCAGCTGATGCTGATTTCATAGCTGCTGGATCCCCACCTTCTCAAACTTTTGGTAATGTTGGCGACTATGCTATTACCGAATTCTTGAACTACAGCGGAGATACAGTACGTACTAATAGTTTAGAACCAATCTACTCAACATATTGGTATAAGTCTGGTGCTAACTTGTTTACAACTGATCCACAATATAATAACTTGAATAATACTTGGGTTGCTGTTGGTAGCCCTGATTGGGTTCGTAGTTGGCCAATGATTGTTGGATCATCTTTAACTGGCGGTGTTGCTAGTGCTGGTTTAACATTCACTGTTACATATACTTATTATGATAACCCAGAGTTGGCTACTCCTAACTTGGTATCCACTACCACTGCAACCGTAACTGTAACATCGGGTGAATCATTGGCTTCTGTTGCTGCGGCAATTAATGCGTTAAATATTCCTTACGTTACTGTAGTGGCATCCCCTGTTGTCGTTGGTAGTGGTGGAAGCATTAACTTCTATGCTACAAATGACTCAGAGTTCTGCTTGAATAGTCTTTCATTAAACTTGACATCTGGTAGTGGCACAACATTGGCTAGTATTGGTATTTCTGCATATACTAACTCATCACCGTATACCTTCTACCCACCTGAATACTCTGCTGGTACATCTGCTCAACAACCAGTATGGGGAGCATTACAAGGTACCCCAGCCCCATCAGGGTCAGTATGGTTAAAGACAACTCCAACAAATAATGGACTAAATGTTCTATTGTCAAACTATAATACAACATCTGCTACATGGGGAAGTGAAGTTAATACAAATTCTACTTCTGATTGGGTTATCAATGCTGCATTGGATAGTACAGGCGGACAAAATATTCCAGCTGGACAGTTGTATACACAAATTGGTTTCGGTGGAACAAATGATGCCCCATTACAAACCTTCATGCGCTCATCAAATGGTGCAAGCACTTTCGTTGGAACTACACCAATTGTTGACCCAACGATGGCATGGACACTTAACACAACATATGGTGTGACTGTTTATGTAAGTCAAGCTGGTAGTGCTTCATTGAGTAATGCATATACCGTATCATTTACTACTCCTGGTACATGGTTGACGACATACACAATAGCACAACAAGGTGCTAACTTGTTTGCACAAGCATGGTTAAACATGAAGATTCCTGGTACAGTCGTTGATGTATCTGGTGGTTATGTAATGATTACCAGTACAATTGGTGGAGTTATTATTCTAAATGATACCCCATTCGTTGATACAATTACAAATGCTCAGACACAGAGTCCATTGACTATTATGGGTTTCACTAATCCAGGTAATAATGGAGTGCCTCTAACAACTACGCCAGTTGGTGCTAAGTTTGGTCCATATAAAAATGTAACAGAAACTGCCGTATTTACTGCTTCATTTAGTGGCACAACCATGACAGTAACAGCAACCAACGGTGCTCCTATTTTGGTTGGACAAACATTGTCCGTGCAAACAAGTGTACAGGGCGTCATTACTATTACTGGTGCTGGCACAGGTAATGGCGGAACTGGTACTTATACTGTTTCTGCTACACCAGCAACATTAACCTCTCAGACAGTAACAGCTTCTGGTATTGTTGTCGGTACTAATGGATTCTCTCCAATCGTTGGCACATCATCACAAACTACCACTGGTGGACATGGAAGTGGAGTTATTTGGAATGTATTCTCTAATGGATATGACACCACGACTTATATTACACCAGTATTTGGTGGTATGAACTATATGGTTGGTGATGTATTAACATTAACTGATACTCAAAATGGCTCTATTATATATACAATTGCCGTTAGAACGATTACTGGTGTCGGATCTTCTGGTCCAATCGCTACCGCCGAAATCATCGCAACTGATTTTGACGCATATGAACCAGAATATTCTGTTCAATTGAGTAACTGGCAAACATTTGCGTACACACCAAATCCAGTTGCTATTACTATCCCACCAGCAAATGGCAGCTATTGGTATTACAGCACTGTAAACCAAGTAGATATTATGGTACAAAAAGGTGGACAGTGGATTGGTTATCTAAATACTGCCTTTGGTACTAACGGTTTACCAATTACTGGTAGCACAGGCTCAACCGATCCTAATGGACCTATTGTTGCTGCTACTGCTCCAACAACTAACAGTATCGGCAATCCATTAACTTATGGTGACCTATGGATTGATACATCTGATTTGGAAAATTATCCAGCGATTAGCCGTTGGCAACTATTAAATGGTATTAACCAATGGGTATTGATTGATAATACACAACCTCAAAGTGCAAATGGTATCTTATTTGCGGATGCACGTTGGGCACCTAATGGAACTACAGACCCAATTACTGATCCAATTCCAACAATTACTTCATTGTTGGTAAGTAACTATGTTGATTTAGATGCGCCAGCTCCAGAGTTATATCCACAGGGGGCATTGCTATGGAATACACGTCGTAGCGGATATAATATTAAAACATATCAAGTAAATTACTTCAATGCACAATCGTTCCCTGGTCAAATCCTACCATCACAGACTTCTACATGGGTTAGTGCTAGTGGATTGAACACACAAGGTGTTCCATATATGGGACGTAAAGCACAACGTAACTTAGTTGTTCAAGCTCTACAAGCTACGGCAAATACTAATACACAAATTCGTGAAGAAGATACATTCATGAACTTGATTGCTTGCCCTAACTACCCAGAGTTACAACCAAATATGGTATCTATCAACAATGACCGTGGACAAACCGCATACGTTGTAGGTGACACACCATTACGTCTACCTGCTACTGGACCAGCTATTACAGCATGGGCGACTAACGCTACTAACCAAACATCAACTAACGAAGATGGTTTGGTAACACTTGATACTTATCTTGGTGTTTACTATCCAAGTGGTATTGGTAGCGATTTAACTGGTGCGCAAGTTGTTCTACCATCATCATTCATGATGTTAAGAACGATGTTATACAATGATAACGTTGCTTATCCTTGGTATGCTCCTGCTGGGCAAAACCGTGGTATTATTACTAACGTTACAAGTATTGGTTACTTAGATGGACAGTCTGGTGAATTTGTGGTTGATAAAAACCGTATGTCATTGCGTGATGTTGAATATTCAAATCAAATTAACCCAATCGCATATTTCAGTAATACTGGTATCTTGAACTATGGTAATAAAAATACCTATGAAAGTAATACAGCATTGGATCGTACCAACGTAGCAAGATTGATTGCGTATCTACGTTATCAACTACAGATCGTTGCTCGTCCATTCTTGTTCGAACCAAATGATGCGTTAACACGTGGTCAAATTTCTGGAGCAGTTAATACATTGCTATCTGATATTCGTTCTAAACGTGGTATCTATGATTACTTGGTAGTATGTGACGAGACTAACAATACACCTACTACGATTGATGCGAATGAACTTTGGGTTGATGTGGCGATTGAACCTGTTAAGGCAGTCGAATTCATCTATATCCCAGTTCGTATCTTGAATACAGGGGAAATCGCAGGGTTACAATAATAATGAAACCCACTTAGGTGGGTTTTCATAAAAGATAAATATATCAAGGAGAAATACAAATGGCAAGTTCATCACTAAACAACATGACGGTACCCGCACCAGGTAGTGATACCTCTGGTCAGTCGTCATTGTTGATGCCGAAATTACAATATCGTTTTCGTGTGTTATTTTCAAATTTTGGAATAAGTGCAGGGGAATCGTTAACGCTAACACGCCAAGTTACACAGTGCGCAAGGCCGACTGTTGAGTTTGGAGAAATTGAAATCCCTATTTATAACAGTAGAATTTATTTGGCTGGAAAACCAACTTGGT